AGAAATTATTTCAAACTTTAGAAAAATAAGCGGTTCAGGATTCGAGCAAATAAGACTACTAAATGAAAGATTTACGACAGATAATCCTGAAGAAGAAGTAGAAAAGAGATACGACACGATTACAAATCGCTTGGAAGAAAGAATACAGGAATTCCTCTTCAAAGAACTTAATATTACAGATGCAATAATAGTTAAAACTAAAGAGAAGTTAGAATCTAAACTTAGCACATTAACTTCTAACTTTACTTTATCAGACAAAGAGTTTAGGATTAATACTAAAGATATTATTAATGAGAAAATAGACTTATTAGAGGATATAGATTTTAAGAAGTTGAGAAAGACATCATTAAAAAACCAAAAAGAATGGGAAAACCAAACTGGAAAGGTTGCCACCATCATTAAACAATATACTAAGATACTAGATGAAATAATAGAATCTAAAGACTTAAACATTAAAGAACCAGATGTATTTTATTCTAAATTAAGAGAAAACAATAAAAAGATATTAGATGGACTATTGGACTCAGTTGAAGAAGTTTTCTCTAAATTTGGAGAAATTGAAAATGAATTTAATGCTGGTTTGAAGAATAGGATTGATGAAGATACTTCAAGAAAGATGGCAGAAGAGTTTGTATTTAAGAGCAAAGATATTCTAGCAAGATTACTTAATCCTTCACAGACTTTAACTAATTTTAAAGAATTGTATTCTTATTACGAAAACTTAAATGAAGAGACTTTAAGTAAAGTTGCTTCCGACATTGCAGAAAATATTGAAGTAATTGAAGGTTTTTCTGAAAAAGAAGCCCCAGAGAGCAACTTATTTGATTTTAAAGGAGAAGATGAAAAGGCTAAAAAAGTTAGATTAGACTTAAATCAACAATCTAAAAACCAAAAAGAGGCTTTAATAAGCGCATTAGAAGATAATTTAACTATTGAATTATTAAGTGAATTAAAATATGAATCTTTAAATTTTATTGAAACCGAATTAGAAGAAAATAAGAGGTTGTTTCTATCCCTTGCTACTTCACCATCTACTAAACAAACTAAAAAAGGTTTGGAAGTGTTTAAGTCTGCTGTTGAACAAACTAAAAGCCAAGTATCAGAAGAATCCAAAGGCAAATTAAACGATATATTAGCCCGTGATGCTTTTAGACAATTTAGTGTTAGTGAAGAAGATGAAAAGACTTTAATTAAAGACTTTAATGCTCTAATGAGTAAAGTCTCTAGTTCAGTAAAAGAGAATGTAGATAAGTTTAATAAAATAAAAGAAACTTATAAAGATATATTTGGGAAAGAATTAAAGTATCAGAAAATTACACCTAAGAGTAAAGTAGGTAGCAAAGACACTTCTTTAGAAACAATTCCTAGTAATGCTCCAGAAGTAGACTTTCAAAGAAATTCAGATATTAGAATATATCTAAAAGGATTGGAAGAAAAGGCTATTAAAAATGTAGAATTGTTTTCTTTACTGGGTGTTATTGAACAGTTAAAAATTACAGAAACAGTAGGGAATTCAATTGCTGCTATTGATGCTATATATTCAAAAGAGCCAGAAATAAAGTTAAAAGAATACGTTACGCCTAAACAAGCGGAAGTAATTAAAAGAACAGATAAATTAAACTCAACAGTAGTAGAATCGTTTTCTGATTCTATTCTACGTAAAGCCTTTAACTCAGACAATATGGAAAAAGCAGTAATTAGATTAATAGAATCTAAAGTTCCAAAAAGAACTACTGTTGAGGCTAAGTTAAAAGAAGCAGTTGAATCTTTCCCTTCATGGAGATTTGATGCAAGTCGCTCTGGTGGTAATAGAATAGAAATCTTACAAAAAATAATAGATAAGCAAAAAGCAAAATTATCAGAACAAACTCCTAAGTATGAAGGCGCATTTGGCACAAAAGAATTAAGAAGTGAAGTCGAAGCAAAAGAGATTGAGAAATTATCTGATAAATTACAAAAGACAATAAGTGTAATAACAAAAACAGTTGAAGCATTAGAAGCAACTAAGATTTCTAATAAACCACTACAAGAACTGATAGACACATACAAAGAAAGATTAAACGCATTAGAAAGCGCATTAGAGAAAACAGGAGATGAAGAGGAATGACATGGAATTTTTATGATGATGAGAAATTTATTCTCAAAGAAAAGAAAGAAGTAAAGAAAGAACTACTAGAAACACTAACACCTAAAGAAAGAAAGAGAATTAAAAAAGTATTACAGTCCTCTGAACCTACTGAGTTCTTTGGTCAAGACTTTACTAAATTAGGTGATTTAGTCGGAGAACTGAAGTCTTTGAACTTTATCAAATCAGATGACAAACTAAAAAAGAAAATGAAGGGGATGGATGAGCGCAACATTGATATTGTAGCGTCAGCATCGAAACTTCGTAAGGAGTACGAGTTACTCTATCGGCAATTGCGAGATTTAATTTATCCTAAAGGTAAAAAGGGGGAAAAGAAAAATGAGTGAAGAAAACAAAGTTAGTAACGACATTTTGGCTATATTAAAAGCCTTAACAGATAAGATTGAAACATTAGAAAGAACTGTATATGCAAAGGATAATTTGCTAATGAAGTCTGGTTTAGTTGTTTCTCAAAGCCCTACTCCTTCAATGGATAATAAAATTTCTTCACCTGTTGGTGATGTTGGAAGTATGGATTGGAAAGACATTCATAAGATGGTAGAAAAGGTAGGGGGTCAATAAGATGAGTTGGGAAGATGTGTTAAAGATGCCACCGATTAAGAATCCAAAAGCAGATAACGTGCCAAAAAATGATAATCTTTCTATGAAAGAATACGAAGAATTGTTTGAAGAAATTGCAGACCCCATAATTGAAAGAATAGGGAAGGCAAAAGGTAGAACTGTGGCTTTTGTTTCTCTTGACGATTTAGATATGAGTCCAGAAAAAGCGGAAAAAGTAGCAAATAAATTATATGCTGATATGGGCTATGTTTATATTGAAGCAGATGATAGAGAATTAAAATTTAAAATGAGATGATATTATGCCCGAAAGAGTAACAAGAGAAGAAAGAATGGTTTCTTTAGCCATTGAAAAAGCAAGAAAAGCAAAGCAAGAATTAAGTGCTAAGAAGCGAATGAACATTGAACCAACTCAAGTTAATGAGTTTGATTCAGAAGTAGAAGTTCAAAAGATTAAGCGACCTAAAGTTCAAGATGCTTCAAAGATTACAAATCAAACTCAAGAAAAAGAAGGTTATGGTTTAGCAGGTGAAATTAGAAAATCGAAAGAGGACATAAAAAAGAAAATGAACATTTATAAATATTTAAGAGAAGGAATTGATGAATGGCTTGGTGAACTGGAAGATAGAGAAGATGAAAAGACTCTAACTGAAATTTACGATTATATTGCATCAAAGGTTTGAATAGAAAGTGATAATTCATGCCTCTTCTCATTGAAAAGGATAACGATTCTTCTGAAGAGATTATACGTCTTTTTGAGAAAACAAGAGTTGCTTATCTATCTGCTCGCACCGACCCTAAAGAATATGGGAATAAGTGGCGTAAAGCAATTGATAACATAAAAGAACTTTATGATTCTTTATCTCAAACAAGTAAAGAATTAAAACAATTCGTACAAGAAGATGAATTAGAAAACAAAGAGTCAAAAGACCCAACAAGTAATATCGCTGAAAAGATTTACAACGGTATTAAAGAAATGAGATTTGGTTCTGAATTAATATCAGACCCTTTCGCTAAAAAATTCAAAGGTAATGTTCTTGAAGCATTACTGGATTCACCAGAAACTATGGTGAAATTCGTACACTATGCTTTAAGGGCTGACAATAAAGCCCTACCCAAAGAGATTTGGAGCATTAAAGACATGAAACCCGACACGATAACAGAGGGTCTAACGGGGCTTGACATAGACGAGGATGACATACCTCTATACATTATCGAACAGTACGGAGATGGAAAAGACTCAAAGAAGGTAGAAAGCAAAGTACACGCCGCCCTTGAGATATTAGAAGTATTATACTTTTCAAAGTATGATAAAGAAGAATTCCTAGACCTTAAAGAAATAGAAGGTATTGAGAAGGCTGAGAAATCAGAAGATGAAAAAGCACAAACAGACTTCTTAGTTCCTAATAAACCAATGTATAGAATATTTGACATCGAAGATATGAACGAACTAAAAGGATTTAGTGGGGAATATATCGTTCAAGAAAAGTATGATGGTATGAGAATACAGATACATAAAACAGATGACAACGTAAAGGTGTATTCATACAATGGTAACAATATATCTGATAAGTGCAAAGAACAGATTCAAGAAATGAAGAAGAAAAAATACGGAGATTGTATTCTTGACGCTGAATTAATCCTATTCGACAAAGAAGAACCACTACACCGAGCAGATACAATTGCTCACGTCTTTAAGAATAAATATCCCGATGCTAAATTAAGAGCGCACGTCTTTGATATTATGAGACATAACGAACAAAATTTAGTTGAAGAAGAACTTAAAGATAGAATTGTAATATTATTCAACAACTATTCATCTCATTCAACAGAAGCAATAGAATTCCCTTCTAAGAAAGATACACGAACTGCTGATAACTTGAAGGATGTGAAGGAATATTCGGAGGCAATTATGGAAATGCCTACTGCCGAAGGAGTAGTAATCAAAGACTCTACATCTACTTATTTTATAGGAACTAAGAAGAATCCTAAGTGGGTCAAGTGGAAGAAATTTGTAGATTTAGATTTAATTGTTTTAGATAAGAAAACTACAAAATCAGGATTAAATTCTTATACTTTAGGAGCAGGGCCGATTGAAGGAGAAGGTAAGTTCTTTAAAGAAATAGAAGGGCAAACCTACATGAATGTTGGTAAAGCATTGAATACTAAAATAGAAGTAGATATTGGAGATATTATTAGAGTAAAGGTAGATGAAGTCAAAAAGAATGACGATAGATATACGTTATTCTCTGCTAAGGTTATTGAAGTACCAGAAGTAGACTATCCTGACAAAATAGTTACATTAGAATTACTTTCACAAGATACTAAGAAATCCTTGAATTACGATGTAAAGGCATTGGAAAAAGGAGTAAGAATTACTGATTATGTTCATGGAGAAGCAGATATTATTATCAAATCTGATATGGATGGCTTCACTATTTATGGCTTTGAAGAAAGCAATTTAATGTCTAAGAATGCTTTAGTTGATATTGATGTATGGAAGGCAAAAGCCGAAGAGATTATGAAAACTAAGCAAGGTCTTTTAGCGAACACTATTTTACAACACTTGCATGACTATGGTTCTAGGACTGTTAAAGAACTACATAATTTTTTAACTAGAAAGAAAACAACTGGCTATGAAGAGATTGTTCAAGAAGGAATGGAAGGTTTGAAAGGCTGGGCTAATCAAAGGGATGGAATAGAATACAATCCTAAGACTAAGAAACTATTCAAAGACCCAGAAAAAGTTCAAAAAGAACCAGAATTACTGAAAGCATACAAAACTCCTGAAGAATACAGAGAAGGACAATTTAAAGTCTATCTCAGAAAGGATGAGAACCTAAATATTAGTATGAAATTGTCAGATGAGAATATCAACTGGTTTGTTAAATTAGAAGATAAAGATAGTATATTTGACTTGTTTGGTAAAGCAGGTAAATATCCAGCAGAAGTAGCAAAGACTTCATCAAGAGAAAAAGTAGTTGATTCTGGTTCTGTTAAATTAGGTGTTCAAAAGGAAGGTTATCATGAATACTTTTTAGATGGTAATAAATTTCAAACTAAAATTCATTTTAGAGTAGTAGAAAGCAAAGGCGATAAAATGTGGATAGCATGGACTGGCTATAAACAGACCCCTGCCGACGACGACGACGACAAAGGATTGTGGAATATCTACGACGATAGGTACAATTCTTTGACCATTCCGAGTGAATAAAGCGTGGGTATTATATACTCAACGCTGGTAAAGCAGTTTGAACGACATGAGTATCAGTATCTCGCCTACTAGATATGATGATTTTAATATCATCAAAAGCGATGAACTCATGATTGGTGGATATGCTTCTATTGAAATAGTAGATAAGCAAAATGATTTAATCACATTAAAAGCATTAAATGAAGCAGTTCAGAAGTTCATGTCAAAACCCGAATATAGGAATGTAATGACTAATCATTCAAATGTTCAAGTTGGCGAAGTTGTAGATTCACATAGAGATAAAACAGGGAGATTGTGGAAAACAGAAGTCGATGATGTCGGTTTCTTTGTTGTTATCAAATTAAGAGATGATATAGAAAAAGCCAAAGAAGTTGGCAGAGGAATCCGCAAAGGGTCATTAAGGTCTTTTAGCATAGGTGGACAGGCATTAAAAAAGTCTAAGAAAAACCATACTGAATTAGGAGAGTATAACGAAATTAGTAAGTTAGAACTCCATGAAGTAACAATATGCGAAAAAGGAATTAACCCCGAAGCGAGATTTGATATACTAAAACAAGATAAAGGAGAGAACAAAATGTCTGACAAATTAGAAAAAGCATTAGAAGAATTAGACGCATT